ATCATTACAGGACCAAATGCCTCAGGAAAAACAACACTATTAAAATCTACATTATTTAATATACTATTATGCCAGCAAATTGGATGTGGCTTTTTTAATGGAGCTTCAGTTAAAGTATATGACTACATTCATTGTTATATTAATATTCCAGACACAGGCGGACGCGATAGTTTATATCAAGCAGAAGCCCGACAATGTAAAACTATACTAGAACTTATTGAGAATAATAAAGATAAAAATCATTTTTGCGTATTTGATGAGCTTTATAGTGGAACTAATCCGGACGAGGCAATAACTAGTGCTTATGGATACTTAAATCATTTAAATAAATTGAAAAATATAGATTATATGTTAACTACGCATTACAATAAATTATGCAAAAAATTAACTAAGCAAAACAATAATTTTTATATGAATGTTAAGACAAATGCTAGCGGTGATGATTTTGAATATACTTATAAGATTAAAAAGGGGATTTCAAAGGTTAAAGGAGCATTAAAAGTTCTTAAAGATTTAGAATATCCTGATAATATTATAACAAATATGAAATAATATAACAAACAAAAATAACAAATAAATAATATTTATTCGTTAAACAATACTTAAAATAATATAGTTAATCATTAATAATAATGTCAATCTTATTTAAATTCGTAGGTTCGAGTTTTCTTTTAACGTTCGGTATTATATTATTAGTATGCGGTTCAATTATGTTATATAGCTATCGCAGATTGAATTTATTAGAGCGAAGTGTGATTGAGCATGGAAAAATATTACAAAGTTTTATTTTAAATTACAATATACAAATGCAGAGCTTAAATTCTTTATATAAAAATAAATCTTCTAAAGAAGAAACCGAGCAAATTAAAAAGATTAATTTAGGGGACAAAATATATGTGTCTGAAGATGAATGTTCCGAAAATGAATATATAGTAGATAATACTAAAACAAATTCACCTGTACAATGTGTAGATGATGATGATGATGGCGATGATGATGGCGATGATGATGACGACGATGATGGCGATGATGATGATGATGATGATGATGACGATGACGATGATGGCGATGATGGCGATGATGATGATGGTGATGATGGTGATGATGACGATGATGATGACGATGACGATGATGATGGCGATGATGGTGACGATGATGGTGACGATGATGGTGACGATGATGGTGATGATGATGATAAAGAAAATTTAACAAATCTATTAACTATTTCTAAGGAAGAATTAGAGAAAAATATTACAGATTTAGGAGATTTTGAAGAAATAGATTTAAATAAACCTTATTTTTCAAATAATGATGATGAAACATTTATTAAAAATTTACCAGTAAATTTAGATACATTTAATATTGATTTAAATACTAATTCAAAAATTATTAATTTAAATAATACAGAGCTTGATGCTGTTGAAACCGTTGAAACTATTGACAATGGACCTATTAAGAAAAATTATTCAAAAATGAGAGTAGATGATTTAAAAACAATAGCTGTTACAAGAAACTTAATAGATAATGAAACAGCGCAAAAAATGAAAAAGGCAGATTTAATAAAAATTATACAAAACGCATAATAATTTAATAATTTAATAATAATTATTAAATAAATTTATTATTTATTAAATAATAATAAATAATAATAATAATAAATTTAATTATATATAATAATAATATGTCTTATGGTTCGTGTTCTAAGGGTACAAATAATATAAATATGAATTATCCTCCTTTAATGGACGACTCGAGATTATTTAGCGATTATTATTCATCCGTTTTAAATGATGAAATGATTAAGCGAAATAATAATATTAAAAATAATAGTGACTACAGGCATTATTTACAAATTAATGCCGAATCTATTATAAGTAATAATCAATTAAATTCATGCAATGAATGTAGTGTATGTCCATATTATAGTAAAACTACTTTAGAAACAAATAAAGTTAGTCCATATATATTTGATCATACATTATCAAATATTAGACCATATGGTTATGAAACAAGTGATTTAAAAGAATTATATTTAACTAGACAACAGTTAGACTCTCAAAAGCATGTTACAAAATATATTATAAAACCTAATTAATTTAGCAATATTTTTTTTAATAATTTTAAGCAATTCTTTTTTTAGTAATATTTTAAATTTTTATTTTTTATTTTTTATAATTTTTTATAATTATAAAATATTATATTATATTATTATTATAAAATGGGTTTTTTTGATGGTTTAATGTCTCCGCTAAGCAAAGATCATTGCGCGTTCTTTTATTATTTAGGATTATTAAGTTTATTTTTAACTCTCATTGCTCTTGTTGGATTAATAAGTGGATTATTCCAGAAAAAATCCGGCTATGCTATGGGGGCGTATTTTATGTCCTTTTTAAGTAATTTATTAATGTATTACACCTTAAGAATATATTATTCAATATGTATTGTGTCATTACGTTAATAATTTATTTTATAGTAATTTATTATATATTAACATTAATATATAGTAAATTTATAGTATATTAATAATATATTAATTATTTATATTATTAATTATTTATATTAATTATTTATATTAATTATTTATATTATTAATATTATTAATATTATTAATTATTTATATTATTTATATTATTAATTTATATTATTAATTTATATTAATATTATAAAATGGGTTTTTTTGATAGTTTAATGGCGCCGCTAGGCAAAGATTATTGTATGCTATTTTATGTTTTCGGTTTTTTAGGTTTATTGTTATGCTTATTTAGTTTTGGTGGCTTAGTTGTAGGTCTATTTAGAACAAAATCTGTATATGTTATGGGAGCATATTTTATGTCTTTCTTATATGCGCTAATAATCTATTATTTAAATAGATTACATTATTCTATATGTATAGCAGCGTTACGCTAAATAGTATATAAGAAAACTATTTAAAAATTAAATAACAAATTATATAAGTAACACTAATTTTAAGCTAAACATAAATAATTTATATTAATATAAAAACTCTATTAATATAAATAGCACTATGAAAATTTTAAGTGTTGATATTGGTATAAAAAATTTGGCTTATGCTATTTTAGAAGTTACTAATGCTAATGCTATTACTAATGCTAATTTAAATAAAAATAGCATTGTTAATGGATCACAAGAATTTAAAATAATTAAATGGGATGTTATTAACCTATGTAATAAGTTTATACCTTGTTCCGCTAATACGTGCTCTAAACAGGCCTGTTTTCATAAAAATCACACTTATTATTGTAAAAATCACACAAAAAAAACGGAATATAGCCTACCGCTATACAATGTTAAAACCTTACATAAACAATCCTTAGCAAATCTCTCAGCCTTAGTTGAAAAATATGATTTAAAGCTAGAAAAACCTGTAAATAAAGCAAGTTTAATAAGTAGTTTGGAAGATTATTTGAAGACCACTTGTTTTGAGGCTATTGAAAATGTAAATGCTAATAATGTAAATCTAATTGATTTGGGAATAAGTTTGAAAAACGAACTTAATGAGCTATTTAATAGTTATGATCTTGCTAGTATTGACCAAATTATTATTGAAAATCAAATAAGTCCTATTGCAAATAGAATGAAGTCTATACAAGGTATGATCTCTCAATATTTTATTGATTGTAATAATCACAATATAGTATTTATTTCTGCCACAAATAAATTAAAGGCTTTTTTAAATAAAGAAAAGTCATCAGAAAAAGAGAAAAAAATTTCATATAACGAGAGAAAGAAGCTTAGTATATTATATACTAAGCAATTATTGGAACAAAAAAATATGCTAAATGATCTTAATTATTTTGTCAAACATTCAAAAAAAGATGACTTAGCTGATTGCTTGCTACAAGGTATTTATTATTTGGATAATAAACAAGATAGTATTACAATATAACTAAAATAACTAAAAATGATATTATAATTTATTATAATAAATTATAATAAATTATAATAAATTATAATAAATTATAAAATCTATTTATTACAATATATATTATATAATGCGGAGTATTTAAAAATTAATCTTCTATTTAAAACATAATAGATTACATGAATATTGTTGAAATTGAGCCCGATTTTTTAAATATTGAAGATATTGTATTACCTGAATTTAAAATTAGCGAACCAGATGAAGACCGCATTGAAGAAATAAGTTCAACAAAAAAATCAGCTAATTTTGGAAGTGGTATAGAATTATTAATGAATGAAAAAAATAAAGGTGATAAAAAATTTTCATCTTCTATTGATATTGAAGATATTACTAATTTAGAAAATGAATTAAATGAGCTATCTGAAAATACTGATTTTAAATCACTAAGCATACAAAATAATACTAATAAAATAAATGTTAGTACTGAAAATGTTAGTAGTGAAAATGTTAGTACAAATAAAGAAATTAAATATAAGCAAGACTCTGGAAGTTCTCAAAAAAAATCTATTTTTGGTGACCTATTTGGCAGTTCTAAAAGCGATGGTGCTAATGTTAAACCTGTTACAAAAAACGATGATGGTGACAACATAAATCTTGGTAAATCTACAGCAAATATGAATGAAAATAAAACATGGGACGGTTTTGGCAAATTTAATAATATTCCTGTTAATTTAGACAAAACACAACAAAAACCCGAATTAACAAAAGAAGAGGAATTAAAAGAAAAATTCAAATATTTACGAAAGCTCGATGACTTGGAAAAGAAGGGCGTGTCATTAAGTAAGCGTTACAATATGGACTCCGATTTAAATGAAATGATTGGAGAATATGAAACAATTATTGCTGAAAAAGAAAAATCGAACGCTATTAAATTTCAAGGAAAAATGATGATGGCTTGTATTACTGGATTAGAATTTTTAAATACTAAGTTTGATCCTTTTGATATTAAATTAGAAGGTTGGGGTGAGCAAATAAATGAAAATATAGATGATTATGATGAAATCTTTGCTGAATTACACGAAAAATATAAGTCAAAAGCGAAAATGTCTCCCGAATTAAAATTATTATTTCAGTTAGGCGGCTCAGCTATGATGGTTCATATGTCAAATACATTATTCAAATCATCAATGCCTGGTATGGATGATATTATGCGCCAAAACCCCGAATTAATGAGACAATTTACTCAAGCGGCTGTTAATACTATGGGACAAAGCAAGCCTGGATTTGGCGGATTTATGAACGGACTATTTAATAATGGAAATGCTTCTAATATAGGATTTGGTGCTTCTATGCCTCCAAATGTAAATTCAGGACCTCCTCCACCTCCTGTTGAAACAAAATTACCAGACCGTAGCCAACGAATGCCGAACATTGTAAATCGCCCTGATATTAACGCAGCACGGGGTTCTATGTTGGGCAATAATGAAGGCAATCCATATGATGAAGAGCGTATAAAACGCCCCGAAATGAAAGGGCCTTCAACAGTGCCACAATCTAACCAAAATATTGCGTCTTTATTGAGCGGACTAAAGACCAAACAAATAGATGTAAATGAAACTAAAAATAATGAGGCAAGCACAATTAGTGTTGAAGACTTAAAAGATTTAATGAGCGGTAAAATTCCTACTAAATCTAAACGCAAGCAAAAAAGCGACAAAAATATTGTGAGTTTAGATATTTGAAAGCCTATATTGTAAAAAAATCGTAAAAAAATATTAAATATATTTAAAATAATTTTATAAATATATTTAAAGATTAAACACTAATAATATGGTGTTTGTTTGTGATTTTTGTAATAAACAAATAGCTGAAACTTGTACTTTATATTTTGGGTTTGATTGTTTATGTTGTAGCAATCATTGTAGGTCACAAGTGATTAGTATAAATTTACAGATTGATCCTGCTATGAATAATCCACATAAATGGTTTATACATAAAATTAGGATGAAAAGAACAAATCAAGATGTGTTAATAACAAAAAATAAATCGCTTTCTGATTTAGTCTCTCAATTAAAAGTGTAATAGTATTATAATAATTTGGTTTTTTGTTTCTTAATGGTTTTCTTGTTTCTTAATGGTTTTTTAATTTTTTTATTGGTTTTATTATTTTTCTTTGTATTTTTCTTTGTATTTTTCTTTAGGTGTTTATTTGAATATCGACGCTGTCCTCCATCAGGACTATGTGAGAGCGGTGAAGTCCTATGCTTTTTTTTTATATGTGTATCTGGACTTGTTGTTTGTAGACTAAATACAAATGGCTGTATTTTAATTAAATCATTTATTGATATTGTTT